TGATTGTCCGGTGTGCGGCAACGCTTATCGCGTGGTCGATGTGCGATTGGGTTTCCTGCGGGAGTGCATCGAATCGGGCAGGGCGTTCACGGCGGGGGAGTGTGCTGAGCTGCTGCGCGAATGCGGGTTCCAGTGCAATGCGAATACGATTCGCTCGTGGCGTAAGCGTGGCAGGCTTCAGCCGGCCGGTGAGAACGATAAGGGACGGCCATTGTACAGGCTTTCCGACGTGCATGGACAGGTCGTGCGACGCGACTCGATTTGACAAAATCGAAAGTGCAACGCAGAATTGTCAGTGGATTAGAGGGTTCAAACCGAGGTGACTTGGTTTGAACCCTTTTCATATCCGCCATGGATTCTCCTAACTCCTTGGGCTACGTAACACCGTCCTGTCCGAACGGCATATCGGACACGCTCCGCCCACTCCACGTCAGAGTGGGCATACACCAACAGTGGCAGGCAAGCCAATCCCGCGATTCCGTGATGCGGTGATGCTCAAACCGCCTGTCCATGCCTTCGTAGGAATCAGTGGCAGATCGCACCGGTCGCAGATCTTCGGATCCTCTTCCTTGCGGCCGCGTGTATGCGCGGGTTCGACTCCCGCCGAAGGCACCTATCCCACCTGACCTTGGTGGACGGATGGTGGCATATGCGCAATCAGATGCATTGGAACAGCAGCGACAGAAGATTCAGACTGCCCGACGATTGGGAGAGCCGCAGGGCCATGGTCAAGGCTCGGGCGCATGGACGCTGCGAAGCGAGGATTCATGCGAGGGATTGTGATGGAATCGGAACGGATTGCGATCACATTATTCCTGGAGACAACCATTCCTTGGAGAATCTGCAATGGTTGAGTTATGCTTGCCACAAGGCGAAGACGGCGCGCGAGAGCGCTGAAAGGAACAGAAGATACAAGAGACTGAGAAAGCATCCGAATGAACGTCACCCTGGCCTGATCGGCCGCTGACTGAGGTGTCGATACCGGTGGGGGAGGACTCCGCCGGCGCCAAGGCCCTAACCGCCGATAGCAACTCAGGTCGTACGTACGCTTCTCCGTCCCGTTTTTCGCGCTTCGACGTTTTTCCATCGTTTCATCGAGATGGTTCCGCATATCCCTGTTTTTGCGACGTACGGGCATGGCACAGCTTTTCGCGACGCCTTCCACGTTTTTCCGGACAAACGTTTTTTACTGATGTCACGAAATAATAAAAACGGTTGAAAATACTGGTATACAGCGTTTTCTGAGAGAAAAACAAATATAATGGGGAGTATGAACGCTTGCGAAACATGCGGAATCGAGCTCCCCGAACAGACCGGTCGCGGCAGACGCCGCCGCTACTGCTCCGACGCATGCCGGAAGCAGGCCAACCGCAAAAGGCTCAACCCTCCGGCGCGCATGGCATTGGTCGACCGATGGGTCAGATGGCGCAAGGTGGTCCGAGGCGACGGAACGACGAAAATTCCGCTGACGATAGACGGCGCCGTGGCGTCCAGCACCGATCCGGACACGTGGAGCACGTTCGAGGCGGCCGAGGCGTCCACCGCAGGCGACGGACTGGGCTTCGCGCTGGGCGGTGGAATCGCCTGCATCGACCTCGACCACTGCTACGACTCGCGCGGATACCTCGCCGACTGGGCCAAATGCCTCATCGCGCCGGTCGAGGGAAAGACATGGATCGAGATAAGCCCCGGCGGCGACGGCCTGCACATCTGGGGACTGATGCCGGAACGCGCCGGAATCAGGGTGCGGGGCATCATGAACGCCGAAGCCTACAGCCAAGGACGCTACATCACGGTCACAGGACGCACGTTCCGCGATTCGCCGGCCAGACTGGCCGACCTCACGTTCCTTTTCAGCCTGCTCGACAGACTCGGATGACCTTACGAAGGGAGGAAGCATGGCCAAGGACGCGGCCTCCCACCGTATGCCGGCCGGACTGATCAAAAACGGCCGCGGCCAACGGCTCTGGCGCGACATCACCGCGAAATGGGAGCTCACCGAAAGCGAGTACCGCACACTGGAGAACGCCTGCTACACCGCCGACCGCATCGGACGCATTCGCAGGGCCCTCGGCGACGAGCTCACCACCGAGGGAAGTCAGGGACAGCTCGTCGTGCACCCGCTCCTGCCCGAACTGCGCCGCGACGAGACCCATCTGGCCGACCTGCTCAAACGCATCGACATGCCGGAACCCGAGGAACAGTCCGAGGACGCCTCGGCGGACGGCGGCAGATCCAGCCAGATGCGCGCCACCGTCAACAAACGATGGCACGACAGCAAATGGGAGAAAGCCTACGGCTGATGGCAAGACTACGCAGCAACCTGAAGGCCGCCGCGTTCATCCCAAGCCGCGAAAGCGAGATCCGCGAGATCTCCGACTGGTATCGGGACATGCTCGCCGACGAACCGGCGCCGCAATGGAACACTGACCCGATACTCATCGGACCGACATGGCGCCGTGACGAGCATGGGTGGATCCTTCCGCGGGTGACGCTCGGCTGGCAGTTCCTCGGATGGAGCGGCTACTGGCTTCGCGACTCATCCAAAGGACTGCCGTGGAAGTGGACCAGCGAACAAGCGCGTTTCTGGCTGTGGTTCTGGGCCCTGGACGACCACGGACGCCCATTGCACGACAACGCCGTGCTGCAGCGGCTCAAAGGCTGGGGCAAGGACCCGATGGCGGCCGGAGGGGCATGCGGCGCGTGCTTCGCCCCATTGACGTTCGACCATTGGGATCCCGAGAGCGGAGATCCGGTCGGCAGGGACGAGCCGAACGCGTGGGTGCAGGTGTGCGCGGTCAGCCAGGAACAGACCAAGAACACCATGAAGCTTCTGCCCGGCCTCCTGCCGGCGTCCACACGCAAGTACTACGGCATCCAATTGGGCAAGCTCAACATGTACGCGATGGGGGACAGCCGGCAGATCGAAGCGGTCACCAGCTCGCCGTTGGCGTTGGAGGGCGGACGTCCGACATTCGTGATCCGCAACGAGACGCAGAACTGGAACTCGTCCAACGGCGGCAGCGACATGGACGGCGTGCTTTCCGGCAACGCGGCCAAACGCGAGGAGGGCGTCGCGGTCAAGATGCTCGACATCTGCAACGCCTACCGCGATGGCGAGGACAGCGTCGGACAGAGGGTGCGCGAGGCATGGGACGGAACCCAAGGCGACCCCGACAGCGACGACGAGGGCAAGCGTCCGAAATACATGGACTTCGGACTGCTCTACGACTCGTTGGAAGCTGCGCCGGACAGTCCGATGACCGAGGACACGATAGGCAAGGTCATCGAGGACGTGCGCGGCGACAGCACCTGGCTGTCCATCGAACGCATCAGCAAGGAAATCCTCAACCCGAAGAACCCGGTGAGCGAATCCCGGCGCAAATGGTACAACCAGTCCACCGCGCCGGAAGACGCGTTCGTCACCCACCAGGAATGGGACCAGAACGAACACCCGGAGCTTTCGCTCGAACACGGTGAGCGCATCAGCATGTTCCTCGACTGCTCGCTCAACGACGACAGCACGGCGCTCGTGGCCTGCCGCGTCTCCGACGGATTCGTCAAACCATTGGGCGTGTGGCAGAAACCGGCCGGTGAGCGAGGAAAGGACTGGCGCGTGCCCAGGGAAAGCGTCGACGACGCGGTGCGCGCGGCGTTCCACGCGTACGACGTGGTCGGATTCTTCGGTGACCCCAGCCACGTGCTGGACTCCGAAACAGGCCTGAGATACTGGGATGCCCTGTTCGACCGGTGGCACCGCGACTACGGGCGCCGGCTCAAGACATGGGCCGTCCCGTCCGGCCGGGACAGGCACGCCGTCATGTTCGACATGATCAACACGGACATCCAACGCAGGTTCGTCACCGCCGTCGACCAGGCGTACACCGACATCGCGGAGGGAGACTTCCCCCACGACGGCGACGCCAGGCTGCGCCTGCATATGCTCAACGCCAGACGCCAGCCCACAAGGGTCGGCATGAGCATCGCCAAGGAAAGCCGCGAGTCGAAACGCAAGATCGACCTCGCGATATGCGCCATCGGAGCGCGCATGGTCAGACGCGAATACCTGAACAGGAACTCCAGAAGCGGAGGAGGACAGCTATGGTAACCACCGGCTACGACAACGAGAAGCAGGCGTTCGAAGCGCTGAGCACGCTGCTCATCCCGGCGTTCGACAACGAGACGCCGAAACTCAACAGAATAGACCGCTGGTGGCGGTGGAACCCCAAGCCCATCCGCCTGAACGCCGGGGCGACCATGGAACACCGCATGCTGCGCGCCATGGGCGAGACCCCATGGCTCGGCCTCGTCGTCACCACGCTCGCCCAGACCCTCTACCTGGAAGGCGTGGACTCCGAGACGCAGGACACCGGGGACGCTCAACGCTTCTGGGAGCCATGGCAGCGCAACCGCATGGGCGAACGCCAGATCGCACTGCACCGCGAGGCCATCGCCTACGGCGCCGCATACACGGCGGTCCGGGGCGAGGAATCGTCGGACGAACTCCACGCCCGCATCGACTGCTGGAGTCCCCGCGACGCGATCGCCCTCTACGACGACCCCGCATCCGACAACTGGCCGCAGATCTTCATGCGACGCCGCAAACTCGACGACCATGCCGTCGAATACCAGCTCTGGGACTCACGGAACATCTGGACATGGCGCAAGACCGGCGGCACATGGCAATTCGACGGCCAGACGCCACACGGCGTGACCGCGCCGGACGGCAACCCGGTATGCCCGATCGTCAGGTACTGCAACCAACGCGACCTGCAGGGCCGCGTGCCCGGAGAGGTCGAACCATACATCCGCATGGCCAGCCGCCTGAACAAGGACAACTACGACCGCATGCTCGCCCAGCACTACAACAGCTGGAAAGTCAAAACCGCCACCGGCCTCGACATGAGCGGACTGACCGAAGCGGAAAAGGAAGCCAAAAAACTCCAGATCGAACACGACAGCGTCCTCGCCGGAGGCATGGACGTGAAATTCGGAAGCCTCCCCGAAACCGACCTCGCCAACATCGTCGCAGCAAAAACCAGCGACGTCGAGGAACTCGCCGCCGTCAGCCAAACCCCGACCACGGCGTTCGGCAAGATGACCAACGTCGGCGACGCCGGCATCGAGGAATCCAGAGCGGGCTTCTACGCGAAACGCAACGAACGCCGCCGCGCCTTCGGCATCAGCCACATGGACACGCTCCGACTCGCCTCAGCCGCCGAAAACCGACCCGACGACGCCGCCAACTTCCACCTCTTCCCCAAATGGGAAGACACCGACACAAGAACCATCAGCCAAGCAGTCGACGCACTCGGCAAAGCCGTCCAAATGCTCCACGTCCCCGACCAACTCGTCTGGGACATGATCCCCGGCATCTCCAAACCACAAGCCGACGCATGGCGCGAATACGCCGCACAACACCCCACAGCCGACGACATCGCAACCCAAATCCAAATCGGACAACTCAACGGAAACGGGGCATACGATGGCATCAACAGCTAAAGGCACCCTCCTGACCGACCAGCACCGCAGACGACAGGTCGCGCTCGCCATCACCGCGGACAGCCAGATGCGACGCGTGTGGGACAACACCCTCGACGTGAATGACCTCGACCGTACGCAGCCGATCTGGAAGAAGGCGATGCTCGACCTGCTCGGACAATGGTGGAAGGTCAGCGCCGACACGGCCGCACAATACCTGCCTCGCTTCCGCAAAGCCGAGACGGGCGACGGCGACATACAGGTCGGAGTGCCCCGCTTCAACCGGAGCCAAACGGGGAAACAGTTCGAATGGGGAGGCGTGGCGAACATCCTGTGGCACGTGGCCATGGGGCAGACGCAGGAGGCCGCGTACGCGGCCGCACGCGAACTGTTCATCGGCATGTTCCACGAGGCCGTGCTCACCGGAGGACGCCTCACCCTGCAACAGTGGGCCGCCAAGGACGCGCGCGCCATCGGATGGCGGCGCGTGTCCGACGGGCATCCATGCGCGTTCTGCGCGATGCTCTGCAGCCGCGGCCCCGTGTACACGAGCGAACAGAAGGCCCTGCGCCGCCAGGCGGACGGCGAGAAGTTCCATCCGCATTGCGGATGCACCGTCGAAGTGGTGTACGGCGACTGGAACCCCTCCGACAAGGAGAAACAGTGGATCGACAACTACTACGAGGCCGCCGAAAGCCTGCCCAAAGGCACCGCGAGAACATACGACCAGATTCTGCCGGTCATGCGCAGGACCGGAGACTACCGTGACTCGCATAGTTACAGAAGCACGCCCGAATACCGTGCGAAAACCAGCAAGGAACGCGCCGAAAAACGCAGGGAGGTCCTCAGGAAACGCGAAACCGAACTCTCCAAGGTCCTCGCGCATCCCGGAAAGCCGATGAGCATCACGCAGGCCGACAGGGGAACGTCCAATCCCGGATTCGCCGACCACAAGTGGGGATGCTCCACCAACTGCCAGTCGTGCGTCGTCGCATATGACGCCCGAAGGAAAGGCTACGACGTCGAGGCCAGGGCGAGGACCAGCTCAACGCAGGACAGACTGTCGGAAAACCCGAACAGCATGTGGGTGGACCGCGCGACCGGGCTGCATCCACGTATCCTCGCCGTCGGCAGCCCGAACCGCGGCAATGTCGTTGACAGGATCGAACGGCATGTCGGCATCGGCCAGCGCTGGTGCATGCATTTCGGATACGTGAACAATCACGAGCAGGGCCACATCGTCATCATCGAACGCCCCTCGGCACGCACCAACGGAGGCGAACCCATCGTCATAGACCCGCAGAACGGCAAAATATCCAGATTGGATGACTACCTCGATAGGGATATCATCGATGTGAGAAGCGTGCGCATGTTCCGTGTCGACGACAAGGACATCGTCAGGGACCACGCGTACGAGATCATCAAACCGAAGAAGGCGATGCGACGATGAAAACAAGACGCGAACTGGACAAGGCCGCCGACGAATTCGCCAAGCATCACGGCGTCATACTGCACGAGCCCGAAGGAATCTACGGCGGACTGGCACTCTACTACTACACCTGGCCGGGAATGGCAAAAGGCGGATGCTACGGTCCGCCGGCATACATCCTCGTCAACGTCGAAACCGGCGAAGCGCAGTGGGAAGCCAACACGGACCTCGACAAGTACATCTCCAACGAGGTCCGCAGAAACCTCAAGCCAATGCCGGAAGCCTAAAAGCCGAACATCACATCTTTAGCCCATCGGGAAGCCCCGACGGGCTTTTTTCATGCCCGCAGGACGGGCGGCAACAAAAGGAAGGAGCCCACAGTGGCAGACGACAACCAGCAGGACAGCAACGTCCAGAACGAACCCGACGGCGCCCAACAGTCCGAACCGGACGCGAACAACGCGGAAGGACAGACGGACGGCCAGCAGGAGCCGCAAGCCCCATGGGAACGCGAAGGACAACAGTTCGACCCAGCCACCGCATGGAAACTCATCCAGAACCTCCGCGAGGAAAACGGCACCCTCAAACACAAGAACGGCGAACTCGCCGACAAGAACCGCGCATACGAGGACGCCAAACTCACCGAAACGGAGAAAACCCAACGAGACCTCGACGAAGCCAACCAGAAGATCGCACGCCTCGAAGCCGACAACGCCTGGAGCCGCGCGCTCGCCGCTCACCCGCAGTTGACGGCCGAAGACCGCGAACTGGTGGGAGAAGGAACCCCGGAGCAAATCGAGGCGAGGGCGGCGAAGCTCGCCGCGCGATACGCCGCGCAGGCCACGGCGCAGCAGAAGCCGGATCTTCGCAATCCGGCGAACCGGGCGAAGCCCACGGGAGGAATGGACCCGACCAAGCCGTCACGTCCGTCCGACTGGATGCGCGACGCCTTCGACAACAACGACTGACCGCCATACAAGGAGCAGACAATGGCAAACAATTTCAATTCCAGCATCCAGCGCAACGACCTCGGACAGGCCCTCATCCCCGACGAGATCAGCCAGGAGATCATCCAGACCATGCCGGAGAAGAGCGTCATGCTCACCCGCGCGAAGCGTATGAGGATGAGTGCCAAGAAGAAGACCCAGCCGGTCCTCGCCACCCTTCCGGAAGCGTACTGGGTGTCCGAAGGCGGACTCAAGGAGACCACCAAGAGCGGTTGGGAGGACGTGAACATCACCGCCGAGGAACTCGCGGTACTCGTCCCGATTCCGGACTCCGTACGCGAGGACGCGTCCATCAACCTGTTCGAGACCATGAAGCCGCTGATCGCCGAGGCGTTCGGCAAGAAGATCGACCAAGCCGCCATCTTCGGCGTGGACAAGCCGTCCACGTGGGGCAATGACATCCTCGCCGGCGCGAAGAACGCCAAGAACACCATCACCCAGGGCACCGGCAAGGACCTCGCCGCCGACGTGGCGTCCCTCGGCAAGACCCTCGCGAAGGAAGGCTACGCAATCAACGGCTTCGCCAGCAAGCCCGGCCTCAACTGGGAGCTGACCGAACTGCGCGACGCGAACAACCGTCCCATCTACACGCCGAACCTGACCGACAAGCAGCCGGCCAACCTGTACGGATACCCGTGCAACGAGGTCCTCAACGGCAGCTGGGACGATTCCAAGGCGGTGCTTCTGGCCGCCGACTGGTCGAAATTCATCGTCGGCATCCGACAGGACATCACCTACAAGGTGTTCGACCAGGGCGTCATCTCCAACTCCGCCGGCGCCATCGTGTACAACGCGATGCAGCAGGACAGCCAGATCATGCGAGTGGTCATGCGCGTCGGCTTCCAGGTCGCTAACCCCGTCACCCGCGTGGCCAAGAAGGGCACGCAGTATCCCGCCGGATTCATCGTCCCGGACGCGGTCGCCGCTTCCGAATCCAAATGACGGGGAGGCGCATGATGGCGCGTGAACCATTCGCCACCGTCTCGCAGCTGGCCGAATGGCTCGGCGAGGACATCGACGAGAAGTCGGCCGACGGCAAACGCGCCGCCATGGCGCTCAGATTCGCGTCCAACCGCATCCGTGCATACACGCGGCGCGAATGGTCCGGACCGGACCTGCCGGAGGACCTGCAGGACGTGTGCATCACCTGCGCCGGCCGCCTGTGGAGCAATCCGAACGCGGAAACGCAGTGGACGCGCCAGATCGACGACGCCATGGACGGCGGAAGCCGGAAGGTTGACGAGGCCGGCGCCTACCTGACCGCCAGCGAGAAGGAGACGCTCGACCAGCTCGTGGCCGACCAGTCCCCGGTCATCGCCGGCCTCGGAATCCTGCACTCCACCAGAAACGAATCCGCCAACACGGACATGAACCGGTATTGGACGGACGACGAGGACGGCGAACCGTTCCTCATGATGAAGGTGACGGGATGAGCAACAGGACGCTGACGAGAATGCGCCGATGGGCGGAAAACCTCATGACCGACCGGATACGCGTCACCGCGCCCGGCACGGTCACGGTCGACCCGGCCACCGGAGCCGAAACCGTGTCACAGCAAGTCGTCTACGACGGCAAGGGAAAAGTGCAGACGGCCGGCGGCATCGCCGGACAGCAGCACAACGTGAACGGCGACGGCTCAGTCGGAGCGTTCGTCCCGGAATGGGGCCTCTACCTCCACCTTCCCGTCACGGCCACGACGCCGCGCGAGGGATACGAGGCGACCGTCGTGGAATCGGCCGACCCGGCACTCGTCGGACGCCGATACCGGCTCGTGAACATGCAATCCGAAAAGACGCACTCCACCGCCAGAAGATGGAACGTGCAGGAGATCCCGATGGAAGGAGGCTCATAGTGCGCATCGACTCCCATGAGCTCGACGAACTGGCGAGAAAACTCACCGTCGCGAGCGTCCGCGCGCCGATCAAAGCGGCCAACGCCGTCAAGAAAGGCGCACAGAACATCAAAACCGCGGTCAAAGCGGATCTCGCGTCGAGCAGCCATTCGAGCTTCCGCCGAATACCCATCGCCTACGAGATCAAAACCGAAGGCATGAGGGTCGAGGCGGACATCGCGCCGGTCAAGACAGCAGGCGGCCTCGCCAACATCGCGTTCTTCGGAGGCGCCCATGGCGGAGGAGGCACCCACCGCTTCTACGAACACGGTGAACAGGAGTTCGAGACCACCGCCCGATACGTCGAGGAAGCCGGGACGAGCCTATGACCGACTTCCTGAAGGTCAGGGAATCCGTCCTCCGGCTCGTCGGCGAGATCCGCGGCTGGGACGTGTACACGGACGGCATCGCTCCAGCCGGCAAAACCCCACCATGGGTCGTCATCGGACTGACCGAAACCAGCCGAACGCACACGGAAAGCCAATCCACCGACCTGCACATCGGCAGACTCGACATCCGCATCGTCGCACGAAGCCAGACAAGCGTCGACACACTCGCCTCGCATCTCACGGAAAGACTCGACGGAGCCCTCTCCGACATGCCGGGATTGTCCCCGCTCATCGGAGACGTGGACACCGGCAGCAACCCAAGCGACCTGACCGACCCGGACACCGGCACGCCATACATGATGCGCGTGCTCACATGGCGGATCGGCTGGCCGGAAACAACATGAAAGGAAACACCATGCAAAAAGTCCCAGCACACCTCGGAGACGGCGAATTCCGAACCATCATGGTCGAGGAATCCGGCATCAAAAACTATCTGAAACCAACCGCCTCCGAACTCAACAGCGGCTCCAACCTCGACCTGAGCCCATACCTGTCCGCCACCGGCTGGCACCTCACCCACAGCCAGGACATGGTCGATGACGACCGCGAATCCTCCGCCACCGTCGGCCAGATTCCCGGACAGGAGAAATTCTCCGACGGCAGCATGGACCTCATCGACAACGTCAACACCTCCGACGCCGCCAACTTCAACAAAGCCGTCGACACACTCACCTGCGGCAAACGCTGCTGGATCGTCCGCCGCCGAGGAAAGACCGTGGACGCCCCATTCGTGGCAGGAGACGTGATCTCCGTCTACCTCGTGACCATCGGCATCAAAATCCCCGTAGCCCACAGCATCAACAGCCGCCAGATGAGCACCATCAACTTCAGCGCCGACCCATGCAGCAAAGAGGAAACCGTCACCGTCGCATGACCGACACGCACGCCCTGTCCCGCGCCAGACCAGTCCGACGCGGGACAGGGCAACACCGAACGGACCGAAGGACAGACAAGGACGAACACTTGGAAATCACCATCACACGACCCACGGCACAACACCGCATCATCACCGACATGCAGACGCTCGCGGAAAGCGTGCGCCTCGGCAACAGGATTCTCGAACTTGACGCCACGGCGGATGCTACCGAATCGGAGGCGTCCGAACGCCGCAGGGAGCAGGACGCCGTCCGCAAACAGCTGGACTCGCTGCTGAAGATCGTCGAACACAAGACGCTCGTGGTCACGTTCCGCGGACTGAACTCCAGCCAGTGGGCGCAGATCACCCTCAAAAACTCCAAGACCGTGCAGGGGCGTGTGGTCAAGGACCTTCCTGCCATCGCCAAGGAGGCCGCACCGCTCATGCTCGAATCCGCCGAATGGGCCGACGGCGATGACGTGGAGTTCACCGGCGCCGAGTTCGCCAAGCTCATCGATTCGATGACCGACAGCCAGGTCAACGCGCTCATGCAGACCGTGCAGGAGCTCAACACCCCGGTGGTCGAAATCCCAAAAGAACTGACGCGGCTGGCCTAGCGGACAGGCTTGAGCACGCGCCGGCCCTGCTCAACGACCTGCGGTGCGCGCGACGTCTCGGCATCAGCCTGAAACGATGGCTCGGCTGGACACCGTCGGAAGACGACCCCGCCGAATGGGACGAGACGGAACGCGGATGGATGCGTGCCCTCGACCTGTACGAGCGGCTCCACGAATGCCCGCTGTGCGGATTGAGCACCGACCTGTGCCATGACCAGGGCAAAGTGGACCGGCTGTTCGCCGGAGCGCAGGTGGAGACCTGCTGGATCACGTTCCAACGCGAACGGGCCATGCGCAAATACGAGGAATCCGGCACGGTGCTCGCACCGCACGCGCAGACCGCGAGCCTCATACCGAGAAACTAGAAGAAGGAGATGCCGACAATGGCGTTGAACGAGAACATCATGATCCGCCTGTCGGCCGACACCTCCAACTATTCCACGAAGATGGCCGCCGCGAGCACGCAGGCGGAGAAGCTCTCCACCGCGTTGGAGAAGCCGGGCAGCAAGAGCCGGATCGCCACGAACATCATGGCGGGCATGGGCGTGGCCGCCGTGGCGTTGGGCGTGTCAGCCACGAAGATGGCCGCCGACTTCGACCAGAGCATGAGCACCATCCAAGCCGACCTGCAGGCGTCCGACGGCGACATGCAGAAACTGCGCGCCGCCGCCATCCAGGCGGGCGCCGACACCGTCTACAGCGCGAACGAGGCCGCCGAGGGCATCGACGCGTTGGGCAAGGCCGGCCTGTCCACCGCGGACATCCTCTCCGGCGGCCTGTCCGGAGCGTTGAACTTGGCCGCGTCCGACGGAATGCAGGTCGGCGAGGCCGCAGAACTGATGAGCACCACGCTCAAGCAGTTCAACCTCGAAGGAGCTGACGCCGGCAAGGTCGCGGACGCGCTGGCCGCCGGCGCCGGCAAGGCCGTCGGATCCGCGCACGACCTAGGCCTCGCATTGAACCAGGCCGGTCTGATGGCGAACAGCATGGGCGTGAGCATGACCGAGACGGTCGGCACGCTGTCCGCGTTCGCCAACGCCGGCATGATCGGTTCCGACGCGGGCACTTCGTTGAAGACGATGCTCCAACGCCTGTCCAACCCCACCAAGGAGGCACAGGCGCAGATGGACGAGCTGGGCATCAGCGCATACGACGCGTCCGGCCAATTCGTCGGCCTGGAGAACTTCGCCGGCCAGCTGAAGACGTCTCTGGGCGGTCTGACGCAGGAGCAGCGCAACGCCGCGTTGAGCGTCATCTTCGGCTCCGACGCGGTGCGAGCCGCGAACGTGCTTTATTCGGAAGGCTCGGAGGGCATCGCCGGATGGACGAAGGCTGTGTCCGACAGTGGATTCGCTGCGGACGTGGCCGCGAAGAAGAACGACAACCTCAAAGGCGACCTCGAACAGCTCTCCGGCAGTTTCGAAACCCTCATGATCAACCTCGGCGAAGGCTCGCAGGGAGCGCTCCGCACCCTCGTGCAAGGCGTCGACACGCTCGTCGACGCGTTCGCGTCTCTGCCAGCTCCCGTCCAGCAGGGCGCGATCGCTCTGACCGCCGCGATCGGCGGAGCCGTCGCATTGCACAAGGCACTGACGCCATTGGAAGCGTCATCCGGTACGGCCGGCAACGCGATCGCCCTGCTCGTCGACCCGATCCAGCGCGCCAAGACCGCCGCCCCGCAGCTCGCAGCCGGTCTGACCCAGATCAACTCGGCCATGGGGGCCACAGTCGGCGACATCGCCAACGGAACCGTCACCCTCGGCAAGGGCGAGACAGCGATCAACGGCGTGAAGCAGGCTGGCGCGGGCGTCATCGACCTGCTCGGCGGCCCGTGGGGCGTCGCGATCACTGCGGCAACGGCGGTCCTCGGAGCGTTCATCTCCGAACAGCAGAAAGCCCAGGAGCGGTCCACGCAACTGTCGAACGCCCTGCAGGAGGGAACCTCCGCCGCGCAATACTACGAGAAGGCGCTGTCCGACTCGTCCGGCGCGAGGGTCACCGACAACTGGCTCGGTCGTCTCACCACCGGCTACGACAACGTGTGGCAGGCCATCGACAAGGTCGGCATCAAACACAGCACGTATATCAAAGCCATCCAAGGCGAGAAAAACGCCGTCAGCGAAGTCTACAAGGAGATCGACGCATACCGCAGTAAACTCGCCGACCAAGGCAATATGGTCACGGGCAACGAATACCACGTCATCTCCCAAAGTCTCACGGAACTGCAAGGCAACTACAAAAACGCCGAAATCTCAGCAGCCGACCTCGCACAAGCCGACAAGGAGACCACGCAGGCAAGCCTCGACAAGACCGGAGCGCTCCTGACAGGAGCCGACGCCGCCGACCAGTCGGCATCCAGCTCCCAAGACGCGGCCAGCGCCGACGACATCCTCGCTGAAGCGTTCGGAGCGACCAAAGACGCCGCCAGCGACACCGCCGGCGCGCTCTCCGAAGTCATCGACGCGATGAAGACCTACTACGGGTTCGCCATCAGCTCGTCGGACGCGCAAATCGACCTCGCAGACAAGATCGCATCCGCGAACGACACCATCGGGAAGAACGCCAAGACCCTCGACCTGAACACGGAAGCCGGACGGAAAAACCAGAGCGCGTTGAACGACATCGCCGACGCGGCGCTCAAATGCGCCAAAGCGCAAGCCCAGAACGGAGACAGCCTCAACGACATCTACCCGAACATCGACAAGGCGCACGACGCGTTCACTAGCCTCATGCAATCCCTCGGCAAAACACCGGAGGAAGCCGAGGCCGCCGCACAAGCCTACGGACTCACGCGCAAAGCGGTCGACGACCTCGTCGCCAGCCTGCAGAACACGCCGGATTCGAAAACCATCGAAGTCACAGTCACCGGCGACGCCGTCGCCAAATTCGAACAGGTCAAACTTGCGGCCAAGGAGACACCGGACGGCAAGCACGTCACCATCAGCGGAGACAACACCGACCTGATGAAAAAGATCGCCCAAGCCGCAAACGTGGAAATCGACCCGAAAACCGGCACCCTCACTCTGGACAGCGACCAATACATGATCGCCCTCGCCATCGCGAACGGAGCCAAAATCGACGACAAAACCGGCTACCTCAAAGGCGACAACACCGACGCGATGAACAAATTCCTCCAAACCCAAGGATGGAAACTCAACGACAAAGGATTCATCGTCAACGCAGACGGCTCACCCGCCATGAGCGTGCTCACCAACCTGAGCAACTACCAGATCGCCGACAAATACTTCCAAATCCACGGAAGCTACGTCGACGAATCAGGGGGCACATACTCATCCAGCGGATACCGTCCGAAAAACGCCAAAGGCAACATTCCGACAGGAGCCACCGGCGGCCTCTACGACGGCGACCGATTCCGATACGCCAACGGAGGCTACGCCTTCAACGGCTACGTCGACCCGAAATGGGCGCCAGGCACCGCGACCAGCGACAGCGTCTACCTCGACAACGGCCGCATCGCACGCGGCGAATACGTCGAAAACGCGCTCGCCACCAGCTATTACGGCGTCGACTTCATGGACGCGCTGAACCGGCGCGCCATCCCACGCGAAGTCCTCACACCCACCAACACGCAAAACGTGTCAGTGACCGTGGACACGGCCAGCGTCGTCGCCGCGATCACAAGACTGCACGCCGACCTCGGCAACATCATCTCCGAACACGACGGGGGAGAAAACGTCACATATCGCGATCTCGTAAGGATGGTCCGCAAATGCATGCGCTGACGTACCGCAGCCACGACGGACACGCCGTCGACCTCTACTGCGAACGAACATGGACACCGAACCTCACCGAAATCAGATCCACACAATGGAACTACACACTCGGCACCAGAGGAATCACAGGATCCAGCAGAACCGCGACGGAAACCACCATAACCGTCACAACACTCAACCCCAACGACCTCGACCAACTCCAAGCACTGGCCGACACGGACGTCGAGGCGCTCTCACCCGGAACACTCACCATCAACAACGAATGGACGCAAAAAGCATTCATCGTCGGAACCAACGTGCAAACGCCAACACCCAGCCCAGCGCTCGCCGTCGTCACGTTCAGGATCGTGTTGTGCGACGGCCTGTGGCATCATCGTCTGCCGACGCAGCGGTTCGACCCGATGGCCGCGGATTCGGGAAGCGTGCTTGACATGCCATATGATCTGCCAGCCGACCTGGCCTGTCCCAAAACGATCCAGCTGATTTCGAATCCCATGGTTTCCCCGTGCGGATTCGTCTGCAGGATCTTCGGACAGGCCACGAACCCGCAGTTCACCGTCGGTGGGAACCTCTACCGCTTCGACGACGTGACGGTGCCGTCCGACGGGTACATGACGGTCATAGGCACGCCATTGGAGAAAAGCATCAAGGTGACCGACGCGAACGGGGATGTGGCGGACTGTTTCTCCAGTGGGGCGCGAGGAGTCGGGAAGGGATGTGGAACATACTGTTTCGAGCCGATACCCTCCGGTGAGAACATCCTGACATGGTCCGGGGGATTCACCATCGAATTCGACTTGTACGAAAGCTCGGGGACACCACCATGGTCGACGTTATCCTAGCCGACGCGAATATGAAACCGGTCTGCTGCTCCGCCGGCGCGGCCCTAGATTGGGCGGCGGGGAGCGGTGAGAACGATTTCGAACTGTCCATTCCGGGAACTGAATGCGAACTCGGATGGTATTTCTGGATCGACGGCACCGATATCGGAGGGCGAGTGACCGATCGAAGAAGCGTCGTATCGGGAGCGACGTCGGACGTCTCATGGCTCGGAACGAGCTGGACCGGACTGTTGTGCGGGAAAATACTTTCCCCGGATCCGAAACAGGATTACCTCGTCGTTTCCGGCAGCCTGTCCGAAGTGCTTTCCTCGCTGGTCAAAAGAATCGGATTGGAGAAAGTGTTCACGGTGCGCGCCGGAACGAAGAACCCCACCCTGTCCGGATACAAATTCCAGAATCCACGCTACGTCGACGCCTACACCGGCATCAGCGCGATGCTGGAATCCTGCGGCATGCGATTGGACTTCACCGCCAAGGACAACCGCATCGTCATGTCCGGCCAGCCGGTACGCACCATCGACGGCACCTTGGATTCCGACCTAGTCGATTTCACCGCGGAGACATGCCATCGGACGGTGAACCATCTGATCGGCTTGGGACAGCAGGAACTTGCCAACAGGCTTGTGAGCGAATGGTACGCGGACAAGGACGGAAAGGTCTCGCAGAAGCAGACGCTTTTCGGTGTCGACGAAGTGGCAGAGGTCTACGATTATTCGTGCGCTGAGATGCAGACGCTGTCCGACAATACGCGCAAACGATTGCAGGAGCTTCAGTCGGGCGGCAAGGTCGACGTGACCCTGCCGAACGATGCCGACTCGCTCATGCTTGGTGACGGCGTGGTCGTGTCTGACAGGAACTCCGGTCTGAGCCTGACCGCGAAGGTCACCAAACGCATCGCGAAGGTCAACGGCGGCATCCTCGACATCACATACGAGGTAGGCCAGCCGGACGATACCGAGTCGTCGGGGAGCAGATCATCGGGATCGTCTGTCCCGGCGACGTCCGGCGGAACGTACACGGCGGGCAAGGGAATCGACATCGCCGGCAACGTCATCAGCGCGGAAGTCGCCAATGCAGACCTTGAATTATTCCGGACGCAATCGGACGCCAAATACCAAGTCAAGGGCTCGTACCTATCGGGTCTCTCCATCGGATCCGTGACGACGCTCCAGCCAGGCGCGTCAGCGTTGGCCACATTGACGGGCGCCGGCAGCGACAAGACCCTCAATCTAAGCATTCCACGTGGCGAGACAGGCGAGCGGGGACTGCGTGGAGAGACGGGACTGCCCGCATTGACCGCCGGCCGGACCTATTTCGGCTCATGGGATCTGGACGAGACATCGGTGTTCTCGGCGGACACGCTATGCCTCAACAGGATTCCGACGGTCGGTGAGAGATTCTTCGCACTGACCGGAGGTGGGAAGACCCTGACGTATTTCACGGTCTCTAAGGTCGACGTGGCGGACGTCACGATCAAATGCGTGAGCAACACGACACTGACCGGCAGCAAAGGAGACAAAGGCGAGAAGGGAGACCCTGGCCCACAGGGCCCGAAGGGACCTCCCGGCAACAGCGCGGGCATGACCGACGAGGAGATATTCCTTACCGCATGGCCGGTCGGAAGCATCTACATGTCCGGAACGGCCATCGACCTTGCCGGGACTTTCGGTGGAACCTGGGTGGAACTGCCGTCGACCGGCCCATTCGCGTATCAAAGAACAAGTTAGAAGGAGGCTTTCCGTATGGGAAGGCAGACCGGTTATTCGAAACTGACGTGCGACAGGTGCGGCAGAATGGCGTTTCTGCAATCAGGAAACGCCGACGCTCAATCATGGTACGACGTCAACCATCTGACATCCGCCTCGGCGGCTTCGGCCCAACCGCCGAGCACATACACGCTTTGCGGGGACTGCTATAAGGCGTTCCAGTCTTTCGCCGCCACAGCGGACGTGGAGTTCGAGAAATGGGTGAAGGACGCCGAAAGGGAGGGACAGTCATGACGATTGAACTTGTGGATGGCAAAGCCGGAACCGCGCATATCAACAGCGAGGACAAAGCGATAATCCACCAGGCTAAATTCGGCGCCGGCGACATGGTGTTCGAATGGGGCGACGCGATGTCGTGCACCATGCAGTCGGCGAACAAGGCCGTCATCGGCACAGGGTGCGCGTCGATCCAGGGATTGGATTGGCATATCACCAATCCTGAGACCGTCACGATACAGTCCGGGTCGAGCGGCAAGAACCGCAATGACATCATATGCGCGCATTATCACCGCGAGACGTCAACTGGTGTGGAAAAAGTGGAACTGGTGGCGTTCAAGGGCGTTCCTAGCGATGCTGCGGCCGTTGATCCGACGATACCATCCGCGAAAATTCTTAACGGGGCCGCGGACGCGTACATGCCCCTCTGGCGCATCCCGCTGACCGGCATCACTGCCGGAACGCCAGTGCGGTTGTTCAATAAACGGTATGCTTTGTGGGATTCCGTAACCCTGTATAACGCGAAGGGCTTCACTGTCATCCGCACCGGCATGATGATGCTCGTCAGATATTCCGGCAATATCGGTAATGGCAGTTGGGATTCAGTGCAATGCGAATACGTGCTGCCCGCCGAATTGCGCCCTCCGGTCGAAGTCAATGCGATGGTGTGCGTATCGAACGGGCAGACGGCGAGAATGCTCGTCGTCAATCCGAACGGCACCATCAGATGCGCGAACATGGGAGCCGCGGGTAGCAATCAGTTTTGCGTCGGCTCGCTCTGCTATCCGGTCGTCTAATCGCCGATCAGAGCGGCACCGTGATGCAGCCCTCGACCCAACCGCCTTTGCCGATCGTCATCTTCGCGGACGAGCGAAGGACGATCTCGTTGCCAGCGGCCTGCACCTCGATGCCATGAAGCCCCACGCTCGAATTGGACACCGCGGCGCAATGCACCTCGAACGCGGCCTCCAATCCAGCCGGAAGCGTGAAAAGCTTGGACGACTCCCATTCCCTCGCGGCATTCCAGTCCGTGTTGAGCCGGATGGCATGAAACGCGACGATCAACATCCCGCCGACAAACGCGGTGCGATAATTCACGTCCCAGTTGACGTTTGATTTCGTGAGGGTTACGGAATGCTATTAAAAATGGATTTCCACGATTCCACCTGTGACAGTAATTTCAGGACCAACGAGCAGATTGACTGTTCCATCAGGTGCAATCGATACTTGGACCGAACGTTGCAGGTATGACGGGTGGATGAATGGAATCGCCACTGTCGTTCCGGACGACAGTGTGGCTCTGCCATTCAAGGACTTGATCGCATTTGGGCTAGATACCTTACCGATTGGGTATATTCCGCCATTACTGTTGCCGTTGCCGTTGCCAAATGGGAGGGTTACGGAAAGCTATTTCACAGGCCAGCAGCCGCAGACGCGGAAATAGTATCCGCTGTTCATGCTGCCGCTGATCGTGACCTTGCCGTCAGAGTCGAAGGACAAGGCTCCATGCTGCCCGTTCACACCTTCCAGCAGTATCGCGCCTTCATTCTCCGGCAGAAAACCGGCGTCCATCGTCTCATTCACGGTCTGGCCGTTGGCATTGATGTTGGATGTGAAGGACGTGTTGCCAAAAGCGAACGCCATCATGCCGACCTTGGCGAGATGTACCGTCATTCCGTAAGGCCCATGCCAGATTTGCCGTTCAAGGGTTACGGAAAACTATTCCGTCATCCAACAGCCGTGCGCCGTGGAGTAGGCGGATTTCGGGTCGCCAAGCATCTGCACCGTCCCGTCACGCATGACAAGCAGGCTGAAATCGCAGGACGGAAACGCGATGATGCTCTGGTTGGCGAGCGGACGGAACGCTTCTGGGATGGTCTCATTCGCCGTCGAGTAGTTCTGCTGTCCACTGCCGTCGAACTTTGCGTTGCCGTTGATCGTGACGATGCGTCCGACGCGACATAGAGTGAGTCTGCTGTTCGTATACGGCGGCTTCCATGGCTGGGTTACGGAAAACTACTGCTTCGCGTCGAAGACGTGGACAGTCACGGCGATGCGATAGCTCAGCGACGTGCCGCTGGCGTTCCATGCGACAAGCTGAAATCCTTTTGCCGAATGACTGTTCGTAATCATCGAGATGTTGTTGAACGACGGCACTTTGTTTTTAACGTCGTTCATCAACTGCAATTCGACGGAGTATGAATCCCAGTTTGCCGCTTCGATCGGCAGCTTGATGTCTATTGACGTGTTCGTATTCGGTTTGAAAACCATGCTTGCGACGGAGTAGGCGTCATAGCCTCTAGGGCGCGCGACTACGACCCATTCACCCGACTGGGTTACGGAATGCTATCAGCAGGTCAATATGAGTTTCTGCCATGCTTTCTGCATGTCCTTGAGGACGCTCAGATCAGGCTTCAAATAATATCTGGCGGTGGTTTGGATGTCGGAGTGTCCGAGCTGGCGTGCGACCACACTGATGTCGGTTCCGGCTTTGATCGCCAACGTGCCGAACGTGTGGCGCAGGTTGCGTGGAGGCACGCAGGGCAGTTTCATGCGCCTGCACCAGCTGCGGTAGTGGTTTGCCACTTGGTTCGCGTTCAGGTTGCCGACCAGTCGGCCGGTCTTCGTGCCGTGGCGTAGTTCCGCCAATCGTTTGACCGCGAACCGTGGCAATGCGACGGTACGTCGGCTCAGATCGGTCTTCGGTTCGGTGACGGTCTCATGGCCCGCCACCCACTGCACCGACCTTTTCACGGTGACGGTGCCGCGACGCAAATCCAAGTCAGCCCATTCCAAGCCGACCGACTCGCAGCGGCGCAATCCGGCGCACACGGAGACCAGCAGCCACGCCTCCAACGCGTGGCCATAGAAGCCTTTCAACAGGCGGCGCACCTGGCGTGCGTCCAATACCCGCGGCTCGTAACGGCGGAGATGCGGCAAACGGATCTCCCTTCTGGTCACGTCGTTGTCCGTGACGCCACGCCGGTAGGCGAGCCTCAGTATCGCCCGCAGGACGGCCCAAGCCTTCCGTGCGGCGCCAGCCCGCTTGAACGAGCCTAGCCATTCCTCGATATCTGATGCAGTGATCGACTCCATATCGACACCACCCCACTTCGACTGGATATGACAGCGGTAGGCCGATTCGTAGCCCACTCTTGTGCATTCACGGAGCCTCGCGCAGGACGGCCACCAGACATCATCCACGAACGTTCCCAACAGCATTCTTCTTACCTTTCACCTTGTGAAAACCCACAGTCGGCATTGTTCCGGCGAAACGTTCCGACCTGTGGGTTTTCCACCCGTTTTTCAAACCACTGTTCTAAAGGAGGACACGGATGACCAAGATCAATTTCGACTTCGGCAAACCCAGTGCAGGCGGCATCGTCGACCTGTCCAACGCCACCGTGCGCGTGATTCCCACCGAACGCTTCCGCAACGACTCACGCATCGTCGTGCGGGAAGGCTTCGAAGTCGCACTCGACGCGAAAGGCAAGGCGACCGTGACGGTTCCGCCGACCGACAACACCTTCTGCTACGAGGTCACCGTCGGACTGGACACGGACTTGTGGGAGTTCCGACGCTACGTGACCGTGCCTGACAGTACGACGGCCGTGGAGTTCGCGGACCTGGTCGATGTGGATTCGGATACTTTGGCTCCGGCGCTTAACAATGGTGCGGCCTTGACCTACCTGCTGGCGTCCAGCTTGCAAGAGGCGCAGTCCATGTCGGCGGCGAATCCGGGTCAGATGGTGTTTTATCCGGAGGGTCAGGCTAAGACGGTGGCTTCCCAGATTTTGGAGGATCTGACAGGTGCTCGTGCCGTGGTGGAGGCTCAGAGTGCCGTTGCCGCTCAGGCCGCGAATGCCGCTCAGGCCGCGTCCGACGCTACGCAGGCCGCCAGCGCGCAGGTGACGGCGGTGGCCGACAGCATCACCGAATCAAAAACGGTCGTGGAATCCCATGCGAATGAGGCTCTGACGGCGATTGACGAGGCTGTGAAGAGCGTGAAGGACAAGGCTTCGGATGCGACCGTCGAGGACAAGGCTGAGACCACGGCCGAATCCACGCCCGACACCACGGATGCCGCAGACGACGGTTCGCAGGAGGCCTGACAATGGGCGTGCTATTGAACGGCGCGAGAGTGGGCGAACCCGTCATCGACGTGGACGGCCAGCCGGTCTTCTTTAATGCTCTCTATAACGGCGTGCAGGTGTGGCCGCCAGCCGCCGAAACACTCGTGGACGTGTGGCTCAAACCGGTGGACTTCACCTCCCAGGCGCTCTACAGTGACCACCCGGAGCTTAAGGTGGCCGCTCAGAAGGTCTTCGCGGACGGTCACATCGAGGATGCCGCTTTGACGCTTTCCACGGCGGATTCCACCGTGGCGGGCATCAATGCCGGCACGGTGAGCTTTGTGAGCGACGCTTCGAATTTCCTCGCCGTCCTCAAAAAGGACGCGTTCAACGCCTGCCACGTGACTGTCGCTGATGGTGGGACGGCGCTTGGCGTGAAGCAGATTCTCGTGCAGCCCGACCGGCCCGATACGGTTCCGGTCGGCAGCCTGTGGTGCCGCACCGAAAAACTGCATAACGGGCTGAAATACTACACCGGCGCAGTCGGCGACGATGCGAACGTGATGTGCTTCCTCATCGACCGTATCCGAGAGGTGTGGCGCAGGGAATGGGATGGTTGGAAGCTTTTGACGGGAAAGGAATTGGGGAATCATGAAGAGGATTAACCGGTATCCGTCACCATCGACACCATTGGTCAATGATGGGACAGGCGACATCACGCACGGCGATTATGATGTCGCAATCGACAATGTTGAGGCTGGCACTTATGTTTTCGCGGCTGACATTCAAAACAGTGGGACTCAAACCGACATTAATGTAATGTTGTTCGATTCTGGCTGGAACCCCCTTTTCTCTTCCGACAAGATTGGTCACGTCAAAACGACTTTCACACTCAAAAAGCCAGACCGCGTTCGCATTCGGGCATTCCAGCCCGGTGTGACAATCAGCAATGTCATCGTGGAACGCGCCGATACTTACGCCATTGCCGCGGGGGGGGCTCCCGGCCTCCTTCACCAAGGACACGGCAGCATACTGACCTCAAGGCCGGTGGTCGGCTGTGAGAATCGTGAATCAATGGCCGGACCCGCACTGCGCAAACCAGCTCAGAACGTGGAGCTCCATTCCAGGAGCTGTCACCGTCGCGCGGGACGGCTCGCATTGGAAATACGTCATGCCAAAGAGCTCGGCGTTCACCCCGGTGAGACAAGCGGATTGCATGATGCTGGAGCTCAACCCGCCCAGCTCACTGGACTCCATTCATCCGGAGCTCGCGACCATACTGCTCCGGGAGGATGGGACGCTCGCCATGGACACCACGCCGGAATCGGTGCGGAATTACCTCGGCATGGCGGTTTATGCGGAGGTGGAGACCACGGTGCTCGGGTTGTGCGCCGTCGATCTGGACGAGTGGCCGATACTGCGGGAGACGGGAGCGCTCGTCTTCGCAGCCGACACCGCACCCTACTAAACGGATTGGGGGTGGCCGCGTGAGGATTCGCAATCTCTACGATCCACCGACGTTGAAGGACCGTGATCCGGTGGTGCCGTGGGTGCCGGATGGCATGACGGCCAGCGCGAGGCTCACAGCCGAGGGGTGTGAGATAACCGTCACCGGCGATAGTGTCGGCTGGCTGCACCCGCCGCTGCAGGACGGGCTGGCGAAAACCGTGTGGGAGAGGGCGGACGGCAGCACCCTGATCGGCATCACTAGCAACGATACGGTGGCCCTTTACCCCGGTGTTACCGTGCTTGTCCGCCTGTGCGGCTACGAGGATGCCTCGCTCGTGACCATGCTCAATAACCTCGGATTGCCGCTCGTGTTCGCCGCCTCTGACCATCCGTATTAGACAAATCACAGCCCCGCCGCGTGCGGGGCTTTTCTGAAGGAGATGTAATGTGCTGCAAAATTTTCTAGCGGGTTTCGGGGGTGTGGGTGGCGCGTGCGCGCTCATCACGCTCGGCCTGAAAGTCTGGCCGGGCGCTTTGGATGCGCTGGCGACTGGCCTGTACTCGCACGTGCGGCCTGAGCGCTTGCCCTACGACAGTCCACTTTCCCAGCATTTCGCCAAGACGCGGCAGCTCGGCGAGCGTACCGAGAAATTCGACGATCGCATGGACGAGCTATGCCGAGACACGATCAAAAACACGATCATCAGCCTGATCTACGGCGACCAAGCGCACGACCACAGCGAAGCCGTCCGATACGAGCTCGCCAAGCTCGAAAAACTCGACGCGCAATGCTGGATAGTCAACGCAGCCGAAAAATATTTGGAGGACCGGCAATGACACGTCTCATGATCGCAATCGTAGCGTATCTGGTATTGCTTGCGCTCATCCTCATGGTGAACCTCCCCGACCTTACGGTCGGGGCTTCCGTGCTTTCCGCAGAGATGATTGCTTCCGGCACGGCTACATGACCTCATACGAGGTCACGCCCCGGTTCCGGGGATTACTCCATGCTCACGTCGTTCTTCCGGTTGGAAAATTGGCGTGGCCCGGAGATATTTGACATGAACCGTTTTGTTCGTGTCCATCGGCTGGTAGGAGCCGTTTTTCGCGCGAATCAGAATGTTGATTGCGCCCACCGCGTCACGGTTGCAGGTGAAACCGCAGTTGCGGCAGTGGTATCCACGCCCATTGGGGTGGTTGCGTGTTTGGCACGCGGGGCAGGTCTTGGACGACCAAGATTCGTCGATATGCTCGATTGTCATGCCGGTCTTATGGGCAAGCAGACTCTCCTGTCGTCCACGAGACCATTGCGACAGGCGTCTGCGCTGGTCCTTCCGGTTCCTGACGCGGCGGGTCTCGTTTTTGCGGGTGTTTTGTTCGATGCCGCGAACGTCCCCGGCTACAATTCGCCCCGCATCGTGTTCCTGAATGAAGTCGGAGACCTTGCGGGTGGTCTGATGGTCGGCGTTACGCAGGGCGTCGGAGGTTTTCGATTCGATTCGCCTGCGTTTCGCGTCGAGTTTGCGCCACCGTTTCGACCCTTTGACGCAACGGGACAGTTTCTCCTGAAGGCTGGCGATTCTTGTGTTGCGGTAATGTTTGACGGCTCTCGCGTGACGTCCGTTGACGACCAGTATTTCGTAGGCGTCGTCGGTTTCGATGGCGACGGACATCGGATTGATGATGCCCTCGTCGATGGCGGCGACGTTGCTCGGGTCGCCCTGCGGCGGTCGGCTTGTGGGAACGCTGACGTGAAGGCTCCATTGGCGTTTGTTGCTGTCCCAGCACAGGCGCATGGCTCCCCACCGTCCGACCGGTACGGGAGCGTTCGTTTTCGGGTCGGAGATGTTCGGCATGCGTACAAGTATTCGCTTATGGTTTCTGCCGAAGCTCAACGCGATATGTTTGCCATCGTTGGTGGGACGCCATCCGTATCCTGCGGTGAAGTCCAATGGACGATAGTTCTTCGCCCTGTGCGGGGCGTGCGCGTCCATATTGCCTTGGCGACGGTTCTCCCTGTAAGTCGCTACTGCGTCGTTCATTCCGTCCAACACGCCTTGAATGGTGTGCGCGTGCAGTCCGTCACGCAGGTCGGGTTGTTTCTCGTACAGGCGATGCCGCAGTTCCTTGTCGGATGGGTCGCTCCCATGTTCGCCCCAATATGCGCGGGTTTCGGCTAACAGGAAGTTCCATAGCAATGCGGCCTTGTGGCACGCCTCATGCGCCCTGCGATGGTCGGCACCGGACAGGCGGACGGGTATGACGGCAACCCGCCATGTCTCGTCGTCCTGTGTTCTGGTGCTGCGTCTCATACACCCCACTATATCACATGGTCTATAATTATGGTTATGGCTGAAAACACTCATGATTGGCGTACCGGCAGACATGTGGTCTACGAATTGCATGCGCATATCGTGTTCGTCACGAAATACCGGCGCAAAGTGATGACCCCACGGGTCACAAAACTCTTGGAGGACACGTTCCGAGAGGTCTGCGAACGTTTCGAATGCGAATTGGAGGAGTTCGAGACCGACAATGACCACGCCCACCTGCTCGTCGCCTATCCACCGAAAACGCAACTCAGCACGCTCGTAATGAGCCTTAAGACCAATGGCAGCAAACGCGTCCGGGAACAGGACTGGCCAGAGGTCAGACAAGCGTTATGGGGTGACCACTTCTGGTCGCCAAGCTACTGCGTGGTCAGCTGCGGCGGCGCACCTTTGGAAATCGTGAGGAAATACATACGTGACCAGCAGAAACCGAATCGCAAATACCGAAGAAAAAACAAACAGGTGACGGCCTAGACCCCTCCCTTACGGAAGGGGAATGCGGCCTAAAATCCGTTCAATCACGGCGCGCACATGCGCTGACATCGATTTTTTCAAAACCAAGGCCATCCCCACGGGGTGGCTTTTTTATTGCCCTGTGAGGGGCAGGAAGGAGAGGAATTTGGACATCCTCAACAAAGGCAAGCCGAAACACAAGCGCATGAATCCACGCCGACAATGGCGCAAGCTACTGACCGCGCTCGCGGTCGCCATATCCATGGCGGTCGCGCCGGCCGCGATGGCCGACATGAACGGATACGACATCTCGAACTGGCAGTGCGGCATCGACACCGCGACCGTGCCGGCAGATTTCGTCATCGTCGGCACCACATGGGGGTCCGGCGGCGTATACGGTGGTTGCCTGTCCAACGGCGTCAACACCGACGCGAACCGTCAGCTCGCCGGCGCAGTCAACAGCGGCAAGGAGACCGGCGTCTACCATTACGCGCGCGGCGGCAACCCCGAGACCGAAGCCCGGTTCTTCGTCGACAACGTGCGAGGATATATTCGCAAAAGCGTACTGATCCTCGACTGGGAGGCGCAGGACAACGCCGCCTGGGGCGACAAGCAGTGGCCACGCAGGTGGGCCCGCGAGGTCAAGCGACTGACGGGCGTGAACCCCATCATCTACACGATGGACTCCGGCTACTGGCAGGTCGCCGGCATGGAGACCGAACTAAACTGCGGCATCTGGATCGCCCAGTACGCCACGAACATGGTCACCGGTTACCAGACCGCGCCGTGGAATATCGGCGCCCGCGGCGAGGTCATGCGCCAGTACACGTCCAACGGCAGTCTCAGCGGCTGGTCTGGACGCCTCGACCTGAACAAGTTCCGTGGCGACCGCGCGGCATGGCGCAAGTACGCGAACCCCGACGACAAGGGCGCGGCGGATCTGCCGAACGTCAAGCCGAAACCTCAGCCCACGACCGCTCCGACGGTCGACCTGAACGCCTTGGCCGCGCGCACCATCCGCGGCGACTTCGGCAACGATCCGGCCCGCAGGCAGGCGTTGGGTGGCAATTACGCGGCGGTCATGCAGATCGTCAACAGCCGCCTCGGCGGAGGTTCCGGCGGAACGGCCGCCACAGGTTCGCGTAGCGTCGTGGTCCGTTCCGGCGACACCATGAGTGCGATCGCCGCGAGGACCGGACTCCAGCCGGTGTCCGCCTGGCGTGTACCGAGCGGTGACATCAACAGGATTTATCCGGGACAGATCGTCACCTATGGCGGCACGTCCGTGTCCACCGCTTCGAGCGGGGTCGGAGGCCATGTGGTCCGTTCCGGCGAAAGCCTTTGGAGCATCTACGGCTCCGGCTGGCAGTCGGCTGCCGCACGCAATGGCATCCGCAGCCCATACGTTATCTATCCCGGACAGTACCTGCGCTGAAACTCCCGTCTCCACGACTTTAAGCGTTGTGGAGACGGTTGCCGCAATGTTTAAAGAGGTGAAAAATGGATGAATCCAATAGCCCGCAATCCGATTACCTGCTGCCGGGCAGGGTATACGACATACTCAAGTGGCTCGCGTTGATCGCTTTGCCGGCCGTCGCATGGCTCGTCGGAGCGGTCGGCCCGCAATGGGGACTGCCGCACTGCGGCGAACTCGTTACGACCATCAACGCGATCGGTTTGTTCGTCGGCGCGCTCATCGGCGTGAGCCAGCTCACGGCAGCCAAGCCGGACAGTTCCAACGAAAAATAAGTGTTGCACCTGTTTCAGGCCCAACACTTAACCGTGAGTGATTCGTACCCTCATGTAACACGCGCCCCTCTCTCAGCATTGCTGGGGGAGGGGCTTTTTCTTTATTCCGCATACAAACCGCATACAAAGACCGTCACGTTGCGTTCCATACAGTCATAACCAGTCACAATTTACAGGATGGCAAAAGCGTTGAAATACCAACGTTTCTCAATCTCCAAACATTCTGTCAAAACCAAACCTAAAAACCACCAGATATAACAGAATGTCGCAGGTTCAAATCCTGTCAGCCCGACCGGAGCCCTTGGAAACATTAGGTTTTCAAGGGCTTATTTTTTCCGTCGAAAACAATCCGCATACAAATGCATACAAACGCCGCGGTACCTCCATGCCCGATTCACACGAGTTCGCGCTCGCGGAGGGCTCCGATCGCGTCGGCCACGTCGTCCAATCGTTCCGGCCAGAGCGCCGTGTAGGTGTTCAATGTGATGCTGGGAGAGGAGTGGCCGAGCTGCATCTGCAGGGTCTTCACGTCCGCGCCCTGGGCGATCGCGAAGCTCGCGTATGTGTGGCGCAGACTGTGTATGGTCACGCCCTCGTCCTCCATGCCGGCCGCTTTGACGGCCTTGTTCCATATCCTTGTCCGCCACGTGTTCGTCCAGACGTTCCCGCCACGTGTGGCACGGAACAGCCAGTCGTCATCACCCATGCCATCCATCTGCGCCTTGATCTGCGGCATGAGGAACCGTGGTATCGCGATGTTGCGGGCCTTGCCATTCTTCGGGGTGCCGAGCATGCTGCCGCCGTGCCCGTCGTCAGTCCATGTGCGGCCTATCCTGGCGCGCCGCCTGTCCACGTCCACGTCACCGACCTTAAGGGCAAGCGATTCGCCTATGCGGCATCCCGTATAGGCCTGCCATCTGACCAGCAGACCATCCACCGGCTTCCCGATCTTCTCCGCCTCATCCGCGAGCAACTCGACCTCGCGGACCGAGAGGAACACCATGTCGTCATCGGAGACGATCTTCGGCACGGTGACCCTGTCCACAGGATTCTCACCGATCCACCCGTTCGAGACGGCGTAGTCAAAGATGCCCTTGAGGACGACTTTCACGATATTGCGGATGCTTCTCGCGCTCAGCGGCTTCGAATCACGCCCGTCCGGCAACGCGGCCGGATAACCACCGTCCATGAGCTGGCCGACCCACTCCTGCAGCATGTCAGGGCGCAGCTCCCGCAACGTCATGCCACCCCATTTGGGCAGGATGTACAGGCGCAGCTCCCTCGCATACCGGCCTGCGGTGCCGGGTTTCAGATCAACCTTCGACGCGAGCCATTCGCCGGCCACATCATCCAGGACACGAAGCTCCTGACGAGGATCGCGGTAACGTCCTCGCCTGATGTCGTCCTCCATGGCCGCGGCATATTCCTGCGCTTCGGCGAGCCTGGCGAACTGCTTCGCCCTCTGCACACGTCTACCGTCCTTGACGATGGTCCAATGACAGCGCCAGCGCATCCCGACTCCATAACGGCTTTTACGCCATTTCTCAGGCACATTGGCCTTCATCGGATCGCGTGAGTTCGCCAAAGAGCGTTTGGCCGCGCGACTCGGCGGATTGCCATCATCGTCATTCTTGAGCCACAGATCATCAATGGTCACTTTCATGACGCTTCTTCCCACATGTTCTTCACCCCGGCACTCGCGGTATGCGGGTGGCCGGGGTCATTTTTTATAAGGAATCCGAAGGGGTATAAGGCTCTATAAACACGTATAAAGGCGTATAACTATTGCACGCACACGCCGGAATCATGAAGCAGCTGCCGGTAGTCCATCAGCACCTGCACCGTCACACCCAATTCGACCGCCATCGGCCACGCCTCGCCCCCGTAGATCTCCTCGGCCATGCCATAATCCACTGGCGAGATCAATGCCAGCGCGGTCTCCCTGCGGCAACGGCGCTCGCATTTGATTCCGTATTGGCTGCCACAGCCGGGGTCGTGGTGTCTGGCGTGGATGAGTTCGTGGCACAATGTGCAGCGGCGTTGGAATCCGGCCAGCCGTTCGTCGATGATGATGAGACGGAGCGGATCGTAGTAGATCCCGCACCTGTCTCCGGCCAACCGGCGTTCCTCGATCCGGACTCCCAACGTTTCCGACCAGGATGTCAGGATGCGGTCATTCACCTGTTTCGGCATCCTCGTTCCTGAAGCCCGTTCCCTCGATGCGTTTCTCGTCGCGCTTCGCCCTGCGCTCGACCTTCTTGATGTCCTCCATCGCCGGAAGGTCCTCCGGTGCGATGCCACGGCTGAACAGGCTCTTTCGCACGGCCTTGTTGTTGTCCACATGCTCCCGTGTGATCGCCGGCGTCCCGTGCAGGTCACGTTCCTGGATCCCGTAGTTCGTCATCTGCGTGGCGAGCTGCTTCGCTGTCACGGCGATCGGATGGAGCACATCGGCCAGCGGACGGCTCTTCGGCACATCGAGCTTGAATTTCATTTCCGTCGTGCTCATGCCGAATAGCGCCTGATCGCCGCGTGAACGGATCACGCCGAAGTCCTTCTCTCCGACCCCGCGCTTGTATGCGAGCGAGCTGAGCTGCTTCTCCTCGGCGGTCAACGCGTGCCTTCCCGCGATGCGCAGGATCTCGCCCATGCGCTGCTCCAGAAGCTCCGCGGTACGTGTCTGCACGGCGAAATAGCTTTGCAGCAGTGCGACCTCCTCTTTGCGTGGATCGCCGTTCTGGGCCACCAGATAGCAGGCGTAACGGGTCAGCTTCACATCATCGATGGAACGGATGGCGCCGCTGCCAAGCTCGACGTCCCCGTTTGGCATCGCGGAAGTGCGCTTCGACCGGCTGCCCGGCGTTCTGGCATGCCGATTGGGCGCGCTGTATTACTTTTGCGAAGTTCTCCCATTTCGTATAGCCCATATACTTCATCAGTTCTCTTGCATGCCAGAATTCCACGCCATTCTCATCCTTATTGAGGAGCGTATCCAAGGACGCGGCGTATCGGGCAATGGTTTCCTTGTCCATATTCATCCTTTCCCAACCATTTTCCTGACGTCGGCAAAATGGTCTATTGCTAATGTTTCCAATGGTTTTTGGCCGGATTGCCGTTCACTGCTTGGCGGTCTTCACCACTGTGGTGGTGCCCATCGCGGTGGTCTCCCAGCTGACGCCGTCCGCCTTGGTGTAGGTGAAGTCCTTGGTGGCGTCCTGCGAGCCGAGCAGGGACGCCTGCATCGCCGCGGTGTCTCCCTGGCTCGTCCACTTCCAGTCGCCGGCCTTGTCGGGTGCGCTGTAGGAGCCCTTCCAGTACAGGCTCTTCGTATCGCCGTTGTCGCTGACCCACTGGATGGTGATCGTGTCGGCCGTGATCTCGGCCTCCATCCAGGAATCCGTGCTGCCGGAGTTGGTCTGCTTCCATGTGCCGGTCAGATCCGCAGGCTGTTCTACCGGCTTCTTCTCTGCCGGCTTCTTCGTCGTCTGCGATTGGCTCGTGCTGCCGGCGTCGGCGGTTTTGGCGTCACTGGCGTTGCCGCATGCGCCAAGCCCGAGAATGAGCAGACCGGCGACGGCCGTTGCGATTGTCTTCCTGTACATGGTTTCCTTCTTTCCTTGGTTGATTTGCATTAAAAATTCAATCTCTTGGCGTTTCCGCTTCGAGTGTCTTGTTCGGATCCTTGTTCGCGGCCACGTCATAGTCCTCGGGATGCGCGGCGATACGCTCGATGAGATCATCGGTGATCTGGGATTGGCGCTCGCGGGCCTCGTAGGCGCGAGCGGCCTCGCTGGAGATTGATCCACAGGCTGCCGCAACCAGTGAAAGAGCGTCCGGAAGCCCAAAGAGTGGAGCGAGTCTGTCTAACTCGCTGATTGCCCAACTCCTTTTACCGAGTACTCGGTCGCTGACATAGCCTTTTGATCGTCCTTCAAGTGCCTTGGAGAGGTCGGCCTGGGCAATGCCATTGGCTTCCATTGCTTGGCTGATATATTTGCAAATCACCAGATCGGTGCGTGTTGTGCTGCTGTCCATAGAGATGACTGTATTCGAATTTTCGGGAAGTTACATCTTTACTCCGTTCGGCGTGTTGGATTTGCCATACCGAATATCCGGGAGTACATTGAAAGCATATTCACCGAATATCCGGTAAACGTCGAATAAAGTCCCGAATATTCGGGGAATGGAGGTGACGTGACAAGCAATGAATACGTGACACAGGCAATAAAAGTCAGGATGGCTCGACTTGGAATCACTCAATCCGGCGTCGCCGACGCAGTTGGAATCAATCGAGTCGTCATGAATCGATACATGCGCAATCAACGGGAATGGCCGATTCGCGTTCTCGACAAGATTGCTCCGGCATTGAAATGGCAAGACGGTCTTGACATCTTCATTGCAGCGAATTCAGAAGAAAAAGAACCGCAATCGACGCTCGCCGACATATGAATCGAAAGGAGAATCCGAAATGAGCATCAACATTCCAGCCGAGACGGAGGATGAATCCACGAACCCGATTTCCGTTGAGGAGTTCGAACGCCTGCACCCGGCGATGCTGGGCGCGATAAGGAAAGCCGTCCGCGAGGAATTGGAACTCTCTCACGCGGACGGCGATTCAGAAGATGGTTCGAGAGATTTTAAGAGAACGGTCCTTAGTTCTTCAAGCGTTCAGCACACGCTTGATAAGCATCGGAACCATCATCGATGATGTCGAGGCTCATTGTGGTACCGCAATGCAGAGAAACGGTGATTATGTTCTCTTTGTCATCGTTGGTTCTCGCAATGAAGGTTCTGCTTTTGCGTTCTCCGGGCTTCATTCCTTTCAGAATCTCCTCGATTTCGTTGAACTGTTCGACAAGGAAATCTGGAGCGCCCGGAAGCACAACACCATCGATTTTAAGAAAGCTCTTATCCATTTCACCTCCTTTCATGCTCGGATTGAACATCACAAGCATATGCGAAGGAGCAATCAAAAATCCAAGGAGAATCCAATGAACAACCAAATCCAGCCTTTCGAATTCGAAGGAAACAAAGTCAGGGTGTTCGCCGCATTGGCGGCGGCGTTGAAGCCGATGAACACAACGAAGGACATCGCGGACAACTGCGGCATCAAGGAAGGCACCCTGGCGTACTGGCGTAGCGCGGGCATCGGCCCGAAGTTCGTGAAGGTAGGACGGATCGTCATGTATCCGAAGGAGCAGATGATCGCCTACTTCAAGGAACACCTCTACCAGAGCACATGTGAATACGAGGGAAAGGAGTCGGCATGAAAACGATTCGCAAGGCCTGCGTGCAGGCAGTGTTCGACGAGTTCGAGACCCAGGGCGAAATAGTCCACCAATTCAACGGGGATGCGGAGGCCATGAGGCAGCTCGGCCACATCGTCGGCTACGTCGACCTTGACGTCACCGGAATAGTGGATCTCGTCATCGACACGATCAACGAGGAGCTGTGATGGCACTCAGGAGAATCGACGCGGAAACGTTGCTGACGCCACCCGAACCGCCGAAGGCGAGCATCGTCATGCTCGGCATGAGCGGATACGCGGTTCGCATCAGTCCGAAAGGCGGGGCCCAACTCGTGGAACTCCTGCCCGACGGCGCCTGCACGCTCGCATCCATCACCGCGGGCGAGCTTGAAACATTCGACTACCAACTCCACAACGAAACGGGAGGCACCAGATGACCGACAACGATTTCCGTATCGAGGACCGGAAGGAACGCGAGGCGAAACGGCCGAACTATCCGCTGCGCAGGGTCAAGTTCCTGCTCGCGGTCGTCGGCCTCGTCGCCAGCGTGACGCTCATGCTCACCTGGCATGGCGGTAGCCTTGCGGGCGCGCTTGTGGTCGAGGGCGTGTATCTCGCCACCGCGTTGTGGCTGGTGGTGCGGTTCGCGTCCAGGGACGACGGCATGGAGGAGGACAGTGATGCCTAGCGGCGTGACCAGCAACCAACTGCACGCGAAGTACGCTCCGGTCAACCGCGGCAGCATCCACTACGGCGCATCCCGAAGCCACGGCCACCACACTTCGCCGAAGACATGGAGCCAGGAGACCGGCATCGACCTCGACCGGCTCCTCCACGACGAACGCGAGTACATCACGCGGATGAGACGCCGCACCCGGCGTGACATCGACGTGAAACCACGCATCCAACGCGTGTACGAGACGATCATCGCACTGCAGATGGAAGGAGTGACGCCCAGCAGCCACAAGGTGGCCTTACGGCTCAACATCCCCCGGAGCACCGTGATGGGCGACGTGCACAGGCTCGCCGACATGGGATTGCTCGTCAACGCGCGGACCCGACGCGGAGGCTTCCTCACCACCGGCAGAACACCCGAATGGAGTGACCTGGATTGAGTCTCGAAACATTAAGCCTGCCGGAATGGCCAATGGTGTGCGAGCTCACCGTGCCTGGCGACCCGCAGTCGAAAGGTCGTCCACGCGTCTACCAGGGACACGGCATCACCCCGACGCGGACGCGGGAAGCCGAGAACCGCGTGTACTCGGAATGGCGCAGCCGGTATCCGAACCTGCCGCCATATGAAGGCCCTGTCTGTCTGGCGCTCACGTTCTGGACGGCAACACGGCGCGGACGTGACTGGGACAATCTGGCGAAACTGTTCACCGACGCGTTGAACGGCGTCGCCTACACGGACGACCGGCAGATCATCGAAGCCAGCGTGCACGTGCACCGCCCCGACCAGTACGTGCTTGGCGCGCACGGCAGGCCACGCAAACGGAAAAGCGGCGACCCGCTCACATGGCACGGCCAGCCATACACGCCATGCACGAGGGCCAGCATCTACTTCAAACAGGAATACATACCCAGATAGGAGAAAACACCATGAAAAACACCAGTGAATACGTTGTGCAGACCCTCATCGACGACGAGGACATGAGCGCCGACCTCGCGAGCCTCTACCCGGCGGCCAGCAAAATCGGCGACGCAGCCGCGGCATTCATCGACAAAGCGGACCAGACCATCGAAAAGAAGGGTCTGATGGGCACGCCTGCCGGAACCGTCGCGAAATGCATCGACATTTGCCAGAACGTCGTCAAGGAAGGCGCGGCCATCAGCCGGCTCCTACGCAATCCAAGGACCTGCGACACCGTGATCATCAGCCGACGGTGCGAGGAAACGAATCCCGCCACCGAAGACGACAGCATGACGCAATCGACAGTGGAGGACGTGGAATGAGCAAGCAGAGGGGACACGTGCCGTACTGCCGCACGTGCGGACCATTGGGGCCGGCCATGCGAACCACGCCCGCGTTCGACGTCGTGGAAACGCACCGACGCCACTACCCGCACCACCAGACCAGCGTCATCCCCACCAAAACCAGCATCATCGTGAAAGGAACAGACAAATGAGCGCGCAGAACCTCGAAACATTGGCCAAACGGTACGTGGAACTGAAAAGCCGCATCGCCGACCTGCAGGAAGAAGCCGACGGATTGAAAGCCGAACTCATGGAGAACCGCGGGCCAGGCGAATACGCTGCCGGACCGTTGACCGTGAAAATCCGCAAAGGCAAACGCAACCTCGATGCCAGAGCATTCGAACGGCGCTTTCCTGTGCAACAGTACGCCGACTGCTATCGGATCCAACCGAAGGCATTGTCCGAAATCGTCAGCCAGGTCGGCGAGCCAGCATTGCGCGGGTGCGTGAAGACCGGTGCGGCAAGTCTGGTGGTCGAATGACGCGCGTTCCAATCAGCCAGGAGGCGGTCGGCCGCGCGCTCAGCAAGACGCTCGACCATTACGACAAGGCGCCCGGATTCATGGATGAAGCCTACATCATCGACACACAAGAGGCGGGGGACTTGGCGGCTTTCCTCTGGGCCCGTCTCGACGAGGAATGCGGAAGGGTGGGATATGAGCTCACAACTCGACCTTGAAACAGTCATGAAAGCCAACATGGGCACCGCACTCGTCGATGCCACACCATCCGCTTCGCAGGAATCGGACGAATGGAAGGAAATCCGCCTGATCATCGAAGCACACATCGCCAACCAGCCACGAAACCTGCAAAAGGAGATCGGGCCAAGCGAACTCGGCACCGACTGCCTCCACTGCCTGGCCGCCAGACTCGCCGGATGGGAGAAACACCAGTCGGCCGCATGGCTGCCATTCATCGGCACGTGCGTCCACTCAAGATTCGAACACCTGTTCAACGGCCGCAAGGACGAATTCACCGTCCCAGACGACGATGGAGGAGAACCATGGGCCGTGAAACGCTTCGACGCCGAAAGACACGTCGACGTGGGCAGCATCCACGGACTCCACGGCCATCAGCGCATCCACGGCAGCATCGACCTGTACGACGCGGAAAACAACACGACCATCGACTGGAAAATCACCGGCCCCACCACAATCCACAACGTCAAAGCCAACGGTCCAAGCCAGCAATATCGCATCCAGGCAAGCCTGTACGGCATCGGATTGGAAAACGACGGCGAACCCTGCAAAAGGAACGCGATCTACTTCCTGCCCAGGAACAGCGTCAGCCTGGCCGACGCATTGCCGGTCGAATTCGACTTCGACCCGAAACCCGGACGGTGGGCGCTCAGCCGCGCGCAACTCCTCGTCAACCTCCTTGACCTCATCGAGGAATCGGACGGACCAAACGTGCGCGACGCGTGGATACACGCTTTGCCAACCAGTCCGACCCACTGCTTCCAATGCGGCAGCTGGCCGGACGACCAGCTCGGAGACCTCTCCCAGCTCAACCAAAACCAATATCCGGCGATACCGGACAAATGGGGGCAGCTCATCGGGCTGCTCGAATCCACCTACACAAAATAGAAAGGTAAAAAGACAATGTTCGGAAACAACAATTACGGTGGCGGATTCACCCAGCAAGGCGGAGCCAGCTACCGGCCACAACAGGCGCAGCAGCAGCCCGCCGAAACGTTAAGCCTTGACGACGTCATGCAGGGAGGCGCGCCCAGCGCGTTCAGCAAGGACGATCCGATCGGCACCAGCGTGGAAGGCGAGATCGTCGAGATCCGCGCGGAACAGCAGACCGACTTCACCACCGGCGAACCATTGTATTATCCGAACGGCAAGCCGAAGCCGCAGGTCGTCATCCACTTGCAGACCACACTGCAAGACCCAAATCGCGTCGGAGACTCCGGCATTCGAGGCGTGTACGTGAAAGGCTACAACATCGGCCAATTGCGTCTCGCATGCCGTCAGGCCGGAGTCGGCGACCATCCGAACGTCGGCGACCACTTGAAAGCCACTTTCGCCCGCACCCAGCCCGCGAAGACCCGCGGCTACAACGACGCGAAGATCTACGACTACGTCGTCACTCCGAAGAAGCAGTCCGATCTGAACGCGGCGATGAACGACCCGCAGGCCGTCCAGCCGTCATACTCGCCACAGCAGCCCCAACAGGCCGCTTACGGGCAGCCAGTCACACTCGGACAGCCCGCAGGCTTGACCATGCAGGAAAAACAGCAGGCCGCGCAACTGCAGGCCGCAGGAAAAAACGTGCAGGAGATAGCGGGACTCCTCGGCAAGCCGGTCGACCAGGTCGTCAACGCGCTCGGCGCGGGCAGTGGACAAGAGCCTGAATTCTAAACCCGTCAAATTCGACTGGTTTAGAGGGGAACAGCGTCCACTGCAGCTACAACTGGCATGACGGGCGCTGTTCCAAACATGATGAAACTCTTCGAGAGGAAACCTATGGAAACGGCACAGGTTGGCACAGTGGAACATGGTCCCACCATCAAAAAACGGCACATGTGCCATTCTGTGCCAAAGCGTTGGCACAGCGAAAGTGCCGGAATTCCAACCATATATAAACAGACAACCAATGTTCCATTGTTTTTTATATATGTATTTATTTTTGTTGTTTTGTGTTGTGTGTTATGGGCATGGAACGGCACAGCAAAAAAGGAGGTGAAAAATGAGGGACTACCGCAAATACCAGCCGATACCGACCGAAGACTTGCCAGCCCAATTCGCAGGAATCTTTCACATGCTCGCACTCACCTTCACGCCGGCGAACGACCATACAATCATCACGACCATCACAGGCCACAACCTTAAGCTCATCTGCCAAGGCGGCGGTGAGAACGACCGGCGTAAAAAAGAGCCAGTCGTGGCTGCCGGCTACCAGAAAGCCATCTGGGAACTCCGTGAAGGCCATCTTCGTTACTGTCCGTCACAGGACAGGCTTTGGCGTCGAGACCCCGACATGGCCGACCATGAAGGCGAAAGACTCATCCTCAACAGCTGGCATCCGGTCAAGACCATCGAGGACGAATACCATATCGGCGGCAACGCTCGTAGCAGTGAACGCAACCCGCTCTACTCGGGCGCGATTATGCGCGAGGCGAAGCGGAGCCAATGGTTCGAACAGGTCGAACGCGGCGTACGCTGCGACCCCTGCGTGTGGGTGCGACGTAATGGTAAAGTCGTCTGCCTGCAGGATGAGCCAGATATCGCGGTCACACAGACTTTCTCTCCTGTCGGTATGGGAAATCAGGCTTTGAAGGACGCGAAGCGCATTCTCGAATGGTTGACGGTGGATGAGAAGTCCTATGCGAATCTTTGTCGCATGTTTGCCACACCATGGCTCGAACCATTCAAACAATTGTCTTACGTCCTGTCCGGGCATGGCGGTGACGGGAAGACGCTGATCGCCCGTCAGGCGTTGCTCGGCGTGTTGGGCGTCGGCAAGGTGTTTCCAGGTTTCAGCGTGCAATCGTACTGCAATGGTGGCGGCTACACGCTTGGCCGCGAGAGCATGAATGATGAGATGGACGGCAAGGCTTTCGCCATTGATGATGAGGCTTGCGCGGTCACTGAGGACATGCTCCCCTTGCTACGTGCCTTGTCGACCGGCTCGCAGGTGAACGCCCGTGTGACTGGTGGCCGTTATCGTGTGATGACGCCGACCGCGACGATGCTGATTCTGACGAACATGCAGTTCGCGGATACCGCCGAGAATTCGGACGTGCGTCGTTTCATCAAGGTGGAATTCCACCAGTCGAAGGGTCGTTCGTATGACGAATATCATGCGATCGAGGGTTTCTGTCATCGGCATCCCGCAGCGTTCTTCGTGTTGTCGTGCCGGTTGTGGGAGCGGTCTGACGAGCCGGAGATTGTGAATCTGAGTCCTGCGCGCAATATCAGCGATGAGATGTATTGGCTGATCAGTGAGATTGCGTCGAATGAGGAACAGTATGGAGATCCGGTGGCCGTGAAGGGTGATTATCGTAAGGAATTCCATACGACCGTTCCGCAGTCTTTGATGGATGTGCTTGGTTTGGAGAATGCACGTTCTCGTGCATTGCCCGGCAAAGGGCAGCCGCGCGTCGTCCGCGTCGTCAACCGTGACCGTTTCGACGTGTATCGCAAGGCCGCTCTCGGCACTGATGCGGAGTCAATCAAGGATTGGCGTCAGGAAGCCTTGTCGAAGCCGAACCGTGACAGTCTGCATCCGTTGGACGATGTGGGTGACTGTCATGATCTGGCCGGCATCGTCGATGCCGCGTTGGCTGGCCAGGTCGGTTTCGCGCCGTGCGAAGGCAAGGCGCGAAAGACTGGTGGTCCGGTCGACGGGAAGGTGTCGCTGTCGTGGAAGCGGTTGAATCCGTCGGACGAGAACCATGTGGATTCGACTTTCGTGACCGGCAAGATGAGCCGTTATGCCGTCGTGCCGCTTGGCGACTGCTTCGTCATCGACTGTGACAAGCCTTCTGAAGCTGATGGTCCTGATGGCTGGCAGTGTCTGCAGGCGTTGACGGGCGACTATGGCACCGACATGCTTCCGGCCACGTTGGTCACGAAAACACCGCATGGCGTGCACCTGTACTATCGCATGCCAACAGGCATGGATGTCAGCTTGCTGAAGAATGCGGTGCATGAGCAGAATCTGCCGATCGACCTGCGTGTCAGCAACAAGGGTTATGTGCTTGGTCCCGGCAGTGTCATCGACGGCAAACGGTATGAGCTGGTGGATCTCCCTTCAGGCGTGGTGCCGGAAGCGAGCGAGGCAATCATGCGTATGCTCAAGGATTTCGGCTATACGAATGAGCCGAAGCCGGAGGCGCCAGCATTGAGCTTGGATGATGTCATGGCCGGCAGGCCAGCCGCGTCCAATTCGCAGGGGACGCCGGATATGACGCCGGTGCCGGAAGGCCAACGCAACAGCACACTGCACGCCTGGGCGTACGGACGATACAAGAATCATCCCGAAAACGAACACCAGATTCATGATGATCTGTTGCGGCGTGGTCGGGATAGTGGCTTGGCGGATGCTGAGCTGGAGCAGATTTGGAAATCAATCAAACGGAGCCTTGATTAAGGTTGGATGACTTGGAAAAGCAAGTCGGCCAATAGATTTGGAAATCAATCAAACGGAGCCTTGATTAAGGAGGAATGTGATGGCGACGAACGTGACTGAAAAAGACAGGACACTGAACGAAATCATCGAATGGTGCGAGCAGCGCGAGATTAGGGGATTACGGCTTGCCAATGCTTTGCTGCAGAAGCATGACATGGCTGCTTACGCAGTGGTCAAAGCTCAAATCGACGCATATCACAAGACCGCCGAGCAGTGCCGCTCTCTGCTCGGTTATTCCGGGTCGATACCGGTCGAGGTCGAAAACCAGAGTGAGGACGCATGATGAGAAGCATCCGAAATTTTGCAAGTCTTCTCGTTGAGGTGTCCGGGTTCATCCTGGGATTCGTCATGCTGATGCTTTTCGAGACGGCTTGGAGGATTACCGACCTCATCGACTGGTGGCGAGATGAGCCGTAAACCACCATTGTGGATGCGCCGGCTCGCGCCGCCAGGCAATCCGGCGCACCTTGTGCCGGTCGTCTGTTCGTGTGGACGATGGGTCTTCAGCGAACGCGACGTTGTCTGGCAGTCATGGGACGCCGGCATCATCACCGGCGATGACCTGACCACCGCGATCATCCTCGGCCGGCAGCTCATCCGGATCCGTCTCATCGCGCAGACGGACACAATCCGATTGGAAACGGTCGCTGGACCGTTGGGTATCAGTCCGGATGGAATATACTTGGGCGCGCACGACTGTGCGCTCATGCCTGTCAGTGTCAAACCCGCCGACATGAGCGGGAGGGAATTCCATTATTCGACCCTTGAGGGGTTCCCGACGGTGCGTCCGGATCCCGATAATCCCGACCCGTGGGCGGGAATACCTGAAATGGAACTGATGTTCGATTCGGGATGGCCAAAATGATAAAATCGCAACATATGGGCAAAAAACGGGAAGCAACCACAACATGTAGAGTGTGCGGCGGGGAGTGCCGTATCCAGGCCACGATGTGCGACAAGTGCGAGACCACTTTGAGGGGATGGATCCACGACTATCCCATCTGGATCCAAGCCCTGCGCGAGTTCCTGGATTCGACGGCGCATTACGGAGGCCACCAGCCTGGACGTGTCAACCTGCAGTCCGCGCCCACGCCGATCAGACTCTCGGTCGTTGACCATCTGCAGGAGATCGAGGATGCGGTGACGGCGTTGTGGTGTCGATTGTATGCGCCGCCGGCCATGCCATGGGCCACAAGCATCGCGGTCCCGTCCATCGTCGACATGCTCAAGGCATGCTGGTCATGCCAGCGGTTGAACCGACTGCCGGACATCGGTTTGATCTGGCATGACTGGGAGCGGTTGGCGCGCAAGACGCTGGCCATCATCGACGTGCCACCATCCAGGCACGGCATCGGCAGGTGCCTGAATCCTCTGTGTGGAGTGGAGCTGAGTGCGGAGGTCGGCGCGGTGAGCGTTGATTGTCCGGTGTGCGGCAACGCTTATCGCGTGGTCGATGTGCGATTGGGTTTCCTGCGGGAGTGCATCGAATCGGGCAGGGCGTTCACGGCGGGGGGGG